AAGAATAAAATTCGTTATACTTTAACAAAGATAAAATATTTTTTTTGATAAACCAAATAATTATAATTAAAACACTTTTATTATGGGATGCGGATGCAAAAAGAAAAATCAGACTCAACAAACCACTAACCAACAAACCACGACCACTAACCAACAGGATAGTACACAACCAATCGTGGCTACGGTACAAGAAGTTAAGAATTCGTAATTCGAGAATCACGAATTGACTCTATAAATGGCCACCAATTTATATTGAGTGGCTATTTTTAGTATCATAAGATATATATAGAAATATATACTAATATGAGTAAAGCAAAAACAAAACTCACCACAGTCAATGTGATTGAGAATACGTACAAACAATTTAGAATCAATACCATCGAGACGGATGGTGTGAATTTCCAAAAATTAGTAAACAGGTCGTTGGACCTATACAACACCAACGAAGATTTCAAAGATATGATTGATAATCACGACGTTTTGGCTGTGAGTGGATCAAGATTTTAATTGATGAAGAAGAAGATATTACTACTATCTGATGATATGAGAATGACATCGGGAGTGGCAACGATGTCTCGTGAAATTGTAATTGGAACAGTTGACAAATTTGATTGGGTTCAATTAGGTGCCGCAATAAAACACCCTGAGTATGGAAAGGTAGTTGACCTTAACGCTGATGTTAGGGAGAAGACAGGTATTAAAGATGCCAATGTTAAAATATACCCGAGTAACGGTTATGGGAATATCGTAAGGTTAAGAGAACTTATTGATAGTGAGAAACCTGATGCAATATTACATTTTACTGACCCTCACTATTGGCAGTGGTTGTATGATAATGAACATGAGATAAGACAGAGAGTACCTATATTCTATTACCACATATGGGATGATTTACCTGACCCTTATTATAATAGAGATTATTATGAATCTTGTGATTGGTTAGGTTGTATATCTAAACAAACCTACGGTATCGTACATAGGGTCGGTAAGACCAATAGGGAAACTACACATAATCAACTAAAGGATTGGCAGATATCTTATGTCCCTCATGGCATCAACAAAAACGTCTTCAAACCTCTTGAAGGTGAGGATGAGGAAATGAGGAAATATATCCACGGCGATAAAGAATATGACTTCATACTTTTTTATAACAACAGAAACATTAAGAGGAAACAACCGGCGGATGTTATATACTCCTATAAAATGTTCTGTGACACATTATCTAAGGATAAGTCAGATAAATGTTTGTTGTTGATGCACACTGCGTCAGTAGATAAGAATGGTACTGACTTAGTTGCAGTGGTGAATGAACTATGTCCTGACTATGATGTGAAATTTACAAATGACAAATTCGATCAAGAGAAGTTAAATAGAATCTATAATATGGTTGATTGTACAATTAACATTGCAAACAACGAAGGTTTCGGTTTAACAACCGCCGAGTCGGTCATGTCAGGGACACCAATAATTTTAAATGTTACCGGTGGTCTACAAGATCAATGTGGTTTTAAGACGAACGGAAAATTGATTAAAGAAAAAGATTACATTAAAATAGGATCACTTCATGATGAACAAAAACTACCTAAGAATTTAACATGGGGTAGTTGGGTTCTACCTGTTTGGCCAAAATCTATAACATTAAATGGTTCTCCTTCAACCCCTTATATTTTTGATGATCGTATCAACCACTATGATGTGGTTTCCCAACTTAGAAAAATGCATAAGATGGGTAGAGATAAAAGAAAACAAATAGGACTTTCAGGTAGGGAATACATGATTAAAAACTTCTCAAGTGAAGTTATGTGTGAGTCTATGGTTAAAGGTATTGAAACCGCACTTAATAAGTGGGAACCTAAAAATAATTTTGATTTATATAAAATAACATAATGAAGAGAACACTATTATTTAGAGGACCGATTAAAACACTAAGTGGTTACGGATCACATTCAAGGGATGTTCTAAAATCATTATACGATTTAGATTTATTCGATATTAAAATAGATAGTTGTAATTGGGGGAATACTCCAATGACTGCATTAGATCCTGAAAACGATTTGTTCCATCAATGGGTTGAATCAAGTATTGTTACTTCATTAGATGAACAACCCGAAATTTATGTTCAGGTCACCGTACCAAACGAATTCCAAAGAAAAGGAAAATATAACATAGGTATCACCGCTGGTATCGAGACAACAGCAGCACCTAAATCGTGGGTAGATGGGATTAATAGAATGGACAAAGTAATTACAACATCCACTTTTTCTCGTGATGTTTTACTTCAAACCGTTTACAATGAAACCGATAAAGTAACAGGTAAATTAATAAAACAACATAGGATAACCACACCCATAGAAATTTTACATGAGGGTGTTGATCTATCTACCTACTATAAAACGGAATCGGATCTTGAGTTAAATATTGAAGAGGATTTTGCATTCCTTTTTGTTGGTCATTGGTTAAAAGGTGATATCGGTCAGGACAGAAAAGACGTTGGTATGTTGATTAAATGTTTCTGTGAGTCTTTTAAAGAGGGTGAGGATCGTCCTGCATTGATTTTAAAGACCTCAGGAGCTACTTTCTCGATAAAACAAAGGGAATACTTCAGAAAAAAAATTCAACAGATTACACAGTCTTATTCTAACCCACCATCCATATACCTACTTTTCGGTCAATTGACGGATAAGGAAATGAATGATCTGTATAATCACCCTAAGGTAAAGACAATGGTAACATTAACAAAGGGTGAAGGTTTTGGTAGACCATTATTAGAATTCTCCATGTCAGGTAAACCTGTCATCGCCTCAAATTGGTCAGGACATAAGGACTTCCTACCAATGAACAAGGCGGTTCTTTTGGGTGGTAAGTTGACTGAAGTACATGAAAGTGCAAGTGATGACTTCATAATGAAAAGTTCGAAATGGTTTACCGCCAACTACAATGAGGTTGTTGAAGTTTTAAAAGTAGTAAAAGAAGAATATGATGATTTCTTAGAGAGATCGGAAGAATTAAGAGAAGATAATATGAAATCCTTCTCACTTGAGAAAACCACAGAAGATTTAAAAATGATTTTTGAAGGTTTATCGATAAAAGAGGAGATAAAACCAACAAAAACAAAATTGGTTTTACCCGAATTAAAGAAGGTTGAAAAAGAATGAAAATATTAGTTACAGGTGGTAATGGATTTATAGGGAGTAATTTAATTAAGAGATTAATTAGTGAGGGTCACACACTCACATCAATTGATAACCTATCCACAGGTTTAAAAGAATATGAGGTGGAGGGTTGTACTTATATCTATACAGACGTGGAAAACATATTTGAACTAAACGGTTCATTTGATCTTTGTTTCCACTTGGCCGCATTATCAAGAATACAACCATCATTTGATAATCCCGTTGAGACATTTAGGTCTAATACTCAGTGTTGTCAGATCGTAGCCGAGTGGGCTAAATTCCATAAAGTTAAAGTGGTTTACGCAGGTTCATCATCCCAATGGCACAACCCCGAAGATTCACCTTATGCAACATACAAAAAACTCGGTGAAGATATTTTCAGACTTTATAGGAAAACTTATTCGTGTGACTTCGAGATTGCTCGTTTTTACAATGTCTACGGACCAAACGAATTGGTTGATGGTAAGTGGGCCGCGGTAATCGGGATTTGGAGACATCAGATCAAAACAGGTAAACCAATCACCATTGTCTCAGACGGTGAACAACGTAGAGACTTTACCCACGTAGATGATATTGTAGATGGTTTAGTTAGGATTGGTATGGGTAACGAGTCTCACAATGAAGCATGGGAACTTGGTACAGGTATGAATTATTCAATAAACGAAGTATTTGAGATGTTTAAAGAGAGATTCGGTGATTTAGAAAAGGTTAACTTACCAAACCAAAACGGAAATTATCTCGAAACTCGTAGAGAGAATGACGACACACTACAAAGACTTGGTTGGTCACCTAAAGACAAATTAAGAGATTATATTTTAAGTCTATAATGAAAATTAGTTACGCAATAACCGTATGTAATGAGTTCGAGGAAATCCAAAGACTCGTAAAGTTCTTATTGGAGAACAAAAGACCGATAGATGAGATTGTGGTTCTTTTTGACCAAAAGAACGGTTCTAAAGAAATTGCTGATTGGTTGGTAGGGTATAATAAATTACCGAACTTCCAAATGTGGAGGGGTTATTTCGACGGTCATTTCGGTGAATGGAAAAATAATTTAATTGATTACTGTAGAGGTGATTACATATTCCAAATAGATGCAGATGAAATACCACACCCTAACTTAATTAGGGTCTTACCTGAGATTATATTGGTCAACCCTAAGAATGAGGTGTTTTTAGTTCCGAGAGTTAATACTGTCGATGGACTAACTGAAGAACATGTGGAAAAGTGGGGTTGGAGGACCAATAAGAAAGGTTGGGTTAACTTCCCTGATTACCAAACTCGTATATGGAAGAAAGAAGGTAGAATAAGATGGTACGGTAAGGTGCATGAGAGGTTAGTTAACTTCAATACCTACACCAACCTACCTGAGGATGAGATCTACTCTCTAATCCACCCTAAAACCATCGAAAGACAGGAGAGACAAAATAAATTATACGACGACCTCCAATCATAATTATGGATATATCATTAGTACTTGCAGTCTACAATAATTTAGACTACACAAAAGATTGTTATAATAGAATACGAGATATATACCCCGAAGCACCAATGGTCATAAGTAGTGGTGGTTCAACTGATGGTACGTTAGAATGGTTACAGTCGTTAGAGGATGATTACCTTTCATTTATACATGACGATGATAAACTAACCTTTTCTGACAATTACAACTCCGCCATCAAATTAGTAGATACTGAAAAATTAGTTCTAATCCATAATGATATGGTTATTGGTCAGAACTTTTTAGAAAACCTATCTCGTCTAATCGATGAAAAGACTCTTTTAACTTACACCACAATTGAACCCCCAATTTTTAAGGGACATAAAAGACCCGGTAAGGTATTGTTAGATCTTGGTAGATCGTTTTTTGATTTCAATTACCCAATGTTTAATGAGTATGTTGATCGGGTGAAACATAATGATGTATTAGTTGATGGTGGTACATTTTTCATGTCAGGTTATAAGTCGGTCTTTATGGATGTGGGATTATTCGATGGATTTACTTTTGATCCCTTCTTTTGTGAAGATGATGACTTCCTAATTAGAGCAAAACTAAAGGGGTATAACCTTAAAACTACAGAGTGTGCCGTAGTCTATCACTTTGTGTCTAAAACAAGTAGGGAGTTGCGATCCGATGAAAGTAGATTAAGTGAACACAGAAACATAAGAAACTTCATACGTAAGTGGGGTATACCTATTCCCGTATTCAATGAACTTAGATATTGGGAGGATGAGATATTCACCTATAAGACCTTTAACATGGGTCTTACTACACTTAATGATAGTAGGTTATATAATGTAGAACCGTATTTCGATAAGATCAATCTTGGTAAAGTACCTGAAGAATATATCAAAAACGAACAACAGAATACAAATTACGATATAAGATCTAAATTTGTTTTACCTGAAATGGTCGATGTAATGGTGTACGAAACATACCCCATGACCGATGAGGATATGTATACTATAAACAAAATCCGATTATCAATCCCACACTACGAAGTAGGGGAATATCAAATCGGAAATTTGTTGATTGAAATCAGAAATAAGGTTTAACCTGTAACCAATTTAAATAATATATTGTATTGATCTTTGGTTTTACCCGCATCTTTAAGGTCTTCTTTAGTAATCTCAGGGTGAGAGACCTCGATTTCTTTTTGAAGTAACTTGTTGTATTCTTCAACGAACTCCACATACTTAGGGTTTCTTACTGTTTCAGTTTTCTTACCCTTTTTCTCTTCAATGGTCGGACTGATTTGAATACTACCATCTTCGTTACTTTCACCATACTTTTCAATTAACTCATTTCTTAATGAATCAACCTTTTCTCTTTCCTCTTTTAGGGTGTTAGATAATTCAGTTAATTCATACTTGAGTAGAATTGATAGTGGTTGTTTAACGAAACCTTCATAGACTACGTCACCTGTTTGGGGGTTGGTGAACCCGTTAATTTCAGCATCAAGCTGCAAAATCTGATCAATCGTTAATTTTGTAGACATAATTTCTTTTTTTTAAAATATACTTTATTTGACTTAAAAAGTCAAGTCTAAATCACAGTTATAATACCATAAGTCACCATAAATCCTATCCATATGATTAATGCCTTTAAGTAAGTCATAAAACCTGTGTGGAAATATTTCTGACCAATGGGTAAACATTTATGTGAGGGTGATATTAAATATCCTGAATATTCTAAAGTGAAGAATAAAACAAAATATTCAACACCGAACACAACAGTTAATAAACTCACAATACTCGCATACTTAGCGGATGATCCCAATAAGAATGAAGAAAGGAAACCTAAAACCGCAACCACAAGTATGTGTTCGGGTTCTGTGTATAGTCGGATATAATTTTCGATATCATCGTAGTAATAGTTTGCAATGTTACCTAATATAATAACCAAACCAACTATGATAATTAATTCACCATTCACATATCCATATAGTTTTTTCCAACTGTTGGAGTATTGGGTTAGGTATAATGTGAAGACGAAAAATGCAAAGAAATAATAATCCGTAAAACAAGATACCAAAATGGTAATTAAGAAAGGTATAACAACGAATACGATATTCCTCCAATCTGTAGGTTCATCTGTTATCTCTAAATCAATCTCATCGTCCTTTAATGTCATGATGTAATATCCAATATAAAGGACACTAATAAGAAGTAGTGGCCATATTAAACCCATGAACTCCTTATAACTAAACCCGATAACTGCCATAGGAATGATTACAGTTTTCTCAAGAGGTGACCACAGATAGTAATGGTGTGTTGCCAAGTAATCTATGATACCAAACTTCTTTCTTTTCTTTCTATCTATAGGTGCAATTGAATTCAACATACTTGCAGATAGTGCAACTCTCCCCGGTATTGGTAGTACTCCTCCGAATAAGGATACGAAAAAGACTACCATTTTCTTTGACTTCACATTTTTTGCAATCCAACGGAATACATCGGACAGGTATCCTTTGTCTTTAAGAATACCCGTCACGAACATGATAAATGTTAGATATATTAAAAAATGTTGTCCCTTAATTAAAATCTCCATCCAAATATGATTGTGTTCCTATAAAGTTTAGCATCCTCATTTAACCCCGGTAACAACTCGAAATTTAGGTATGCGTTACCATTAAATCTATACTGAACCGCGGGTCCAATGTACCATTCATTAGAACCATCAACATCATTGTGTCTAAACATATTAGAGACTCCAATAGTTAGGTCGTCATTTATGATTTGACCGTAAGATGCGGTATACGCATATTCTCTTTTCTGATCCACCCGTGTAGGTGCGGTGTACGCTTCATAGATTAAGTTTACACCCCAAATACCTCGTTGGCCAACTCTATCACCCAAAAGTAATTTAGGTTCAATACCTTGGTACTTACCATCTAATAGTTTGTGTTCGAAGTATAGTGTCGGGTTACCCCATATCTTACCCCATTCTGCAAGGGCATATCGGATTTCCCATGAGAAACCTCTAAAACCAAAAGATGACTCATATCCCCCTGATTTGTAAACTGTGTGTAGATATAAATCTAATTCTAATCTATTTGCAAGACCAAAGGCAAACTCATCTCTCATTCTAACTTCGGTAGGATCACCTCCCCTTGGGGATCTCATATCAAACCATTTCTCATACATCACCGTACCTTTCGGGACCATAATGTAAGTTCTTGTTGAAGGGAATTTTCTCACTAAAGTCCATGCCGGTTGATTGTTTTCACCAACCAACTCGAATTGTGAGTACCTTCTTGCAGTAACAACAACTTCTTTAAGGTTCTTAACCTCTGTACTGTCTTGTTGTCCATTGTTTAGGGCCCGTCCTGAATATTGACCATATACGTTCGGTATACCCAAAACGACCAAAAATAAAATTAACATTGCTTTGTTAGTTACAAACCTCATGATTGTACCCAACGATTTCACCAACCCAAATGATGGTGTTCTTTGTTTTTTCATTTTAAATTTTTATGAAATATTATGTACCTAAGTACACTGAGAATATAACGAAATTCCTTCGTTTTATCAAGACTCAATTAAGAATATACCTAACCCATTCCAAAAGTCATCCATGTTTTCACCACTTGTGAAAATTTCCCTTTTGTGGGTAATGTATAAACCCTCTTCCTCGATGACCCTCTCTAACGCACCACTGTTCCAATTCCAATCATCCATTATTAGAATAGTTTGATCTGAGAATAATGGAACTAACTTTTTAAGTACCACGTATTGATCATGAAAACGAGTGTCACCATCGTAGAAAATAATATTTAGTTTGGGTAGTTGAGTATAATCAAAGGTTGTGTAGTCTGTTTTATAAACATCTAATTTTTCGGGGTTTCCGAATCTTTTAACATTATTAAGAAAATCCTCTTGTGGTGGTATATCGAGACCCTGTTTAAGATAGGATGCCAATCTTTGACTTACCCCCATAGGAGTAAGGTTAGGTGATGCAAAATTATCAATTCCGATAGCGTGAATATCATTCCCGTATATTGCGGAACAGAAAGTTGATCCTCTAAAAACACCAACCTCTAAATAGGTCCCACCTATTGAACATATGTTATTCAAAAACGACCTTACTTTATTACTTGTAATCCCGTGGATGTTCAGTATGTCCTGAGTGAGTTTTGAGACTTCTCTTTCTCCCCAATGTATAGAATCGTCAATGTGTTTAATTAGATCCATACAGTTTCTTTTTCTTGTGATCCGCAACTATGTCACAGTAATTACAATCCCAACATTGGAATCTACATTTCTTAATTTTCTTTCTCCAACCCCTAAGTTCTTCAAATGGAATACCATCCAAATATGTTTTAGATGTTTCTGATAACACCTCTCTACCCGCAACATATGATTCCACAATCTCCATAGTTTCGTTTAATCTATCAAAACTATCTCTACCATGCATTTTAAATACATCTACGTGGTTTAGGAATTCATCAAACTCTTCTTTGAATGGGGGGATTGTTGCGGTTTTAAACATAAATGCATCAATCTCGTTTTCCCATTTATACTCACATGTGACTTTAGAAATCTCGTGATGAAAGTAAGGCAACTCATTAGGTTGTCTAAGGTTATTATAAGAGTAATGTTCATCCATTACAGGACATCTACCCAAACACCCTTCATTGGTTAGTAGGGCGATCTTTACATACCTACCGTGTTTCTGTTGGAACATTAATTGAGCACGTCTAATATTCTTTAGTTCCTCCTCATCCCTCATGAGTATTCTATCTACGTTGATGTAGTCAAAACCTTGTTCTGCGTTATACCAAAAGTCCTGAGCGGTGGCCACTTTCCTTAAGATTGTGTTCTTTATTTCCATTTCAGGAAACTCGTTCTTCAAACCCATTGCAACCCAATGACCATGAGGTATGGTCATAGATCTTAAACCTTTTTCATAAAGTGGTCTTAAGTTATCTACAAAGAGTTTGTAGTTATCGTATTTGGGAGAGACATTAAAATTATTGAAAGTGGCACTTACTCGTATCCCTAAACGTTCCTGTATTACCATTGCGTTTTCAAATACCGCATCTTCAAATTCAGGTAGTATAACTGAACCCATCGCATCTTGGGTGAAAGGAGGTATCCTACATGTAAAATAGATATCATATATCCACTCCTTATTCTTTTCAAGAAAGGGATAAAAAATGTGATTGAACGCCTGTTCAGTCAACATCGGATTTAACGGTATTGAAAATATTTTACTCACCTTCTAAACATCCCCCACATATCCCATTACACTCGGTCTTATAGAAGACACACTCTAAACAGTCCTTTGGGAGGGTATAATTTTTATGATTCTCTTCGTAGAGTTTATCGAACTCATCTCTTAGTGATAATATACTATTTTCCCCTTTGATATTCAAGACATTATCTATCTTTAATTTATCCTGTAAAGGGTAACAATGTATTGAACTACCGTTAGGGAATATATCTAAGGGCATAAAACCACATATCGTGTCATAACCCGGTACTTTGAAAGTTGCAAACCCCATTGAGTTTTCAATAATTGACTCTTTGGTTTTTCCTTCCCACATACATGGGGGTATCTGACAATCGGAAACTACTTGGATGTTGTTATACTTGGCAAATTTTAAGATCTTAGTGATTTCACCACCCAACTCTTTATTATTAACCATGTAAGTATCTGTAAGGTCAACACCTAACCTAATTGCATTTAGTCTACCACCCAATTCACTGTGTAACCATTTAACATACTCAAACATCTTCCTTTCCTTCCAATCACTCGACAGAGTAATTGCGATGAATAGTCTTGCATTGTCCCTAAAAGTCCATGTATTTGCGTATGCGGTATAAAGAGATAGGTAATTCTTTTTGAATAGATTCATTCTATTCTTTTCATTCAGTTCCGCACCATTGGGAAGTACCCATCTTATGTGTCTAATGTTGTTGGTGATGTAGTCTAAAGTTCTCTTACCGAATAGAAGATTACTAACTAAATTGATTTTATGTCCTCTCGAGATTATATAATCGACAATACCTGTGAAGTTAGAGTGTTGGGTTGGTTCTCCACCTAAAATGGTAACTTCTTCACCCGCACCCTCAACATCAAAATGGTCGAGGAGTTCCCCGACCTTTTTTATTGTCATTTCACCAAGGGTATGTTTTAACCTTGCGTCTTCTTTGGTAAAACAAAATGAACAACCTTTAGCACATGTACCATTTATTGCTAAATTCATTTAACGTTATTTAGAAATCCATTTTCAGTGTGAGTGGTGTAGATTCAACATTCTCATCTTCTTTTTGTTGTTTACTCATCGCAACACCAAATTTCTCATGTTTAAGTCTATGACAGTCGGCGAGGGTCACACAATCCTTTACTCTTTGTTCTAATAGTTGTTGTTCTAAAAGTAAGTTGGCTAATTTGGTATTGTATGCGTTTACGTTATCAATAATCTTTTGAATGAATGTCGATTTATCTATGTTTCTTCCCTGAGATAAAATATCAATAACAGGTGTTGGATACGTATTGTCTGATTGGTATCCGAGTGCTTCTCTTTTTTGTTCTTCCCACGTATCTTTTTCGAGTTTGGATGTGTCAACCATAAGATCCTTATGTCTTTCAGAAAATCTATCAGCGATAACTTTTAAGAGTACGGCTTTGTTAAATTCCACACCCGCAGATCTATCATTCTCGGTCAATGTGTACCTAACTTTTTCTTCTTCAGTCTCTGAAGATTGTGCCAAGACGGGAATCTCATCCATCATAGATGAATTCGTTCTCACACTTACATAATCTAAGTATATATCGGCAAAAATATAACCATTACCAACCTCCTCGGGAATGACTACTGCATTTAACTCGTTAAGTTGTAATCTCATATCGTCATATACATCTTCAATCCTACCATAGTAGTAATTCATGTACGAACCGATAACTCTTATATATCCGGGAACTTCTCCCCTCATTTTAAAAAGAATGTGTTTCATTATAATAATTTTTCAGTATCAGGTTTATCTGCCTCACCCAACTTTAATTGTTTTCTCAATGATTCTTCAATGGAGAAGTTATTTACAGATGCGTTCGACATTAATTGATTAATATTCTTATCAATAAATACTGTGTAAGATGAAGCAAGTGATAAAACATCCTTTTGTTGGTCAGGTGACATCATAAGAATCGAATCTAAATTACCTGTTCCAATCCTACCGTAAGAAACCATATCCAACATCGCCTGTTTAGCCATACGAACAGTCCAATATTCGTGTTCGTATTTATGTTCTAATTCTTTATTACCAATAACATCAATCAGGTTACCACCGTCAGGTAGTTTCGCATCATCACTCTCTAAGAAGTCTTTAATTAGATCTATAAAACCTTGTCTTTCGATGTGGGCATCTTTTAGGTTTCTTTGGAACTTTCTCAGGTCGATCTTCATATCCGCAATAGTTAGATCAACCAATTGTTTTCTTTTAGAGTCGGTTAAAAATTCTTTACTTTCTTCTTGTATTTGTATCTCTAATTCTTGTTTACGAACCGTATACTCTAAGTGTTCCACAATATCTTCTCTACCTCTTAACTCAAGTAACCATTGTTTTAATTTTGCGTATGGTGTGATTTGTGCCCCACCGACAAAATTATCCGCTTTATACTTAGGAAGTGCGAATGATACCCCCTCTGCGATATCGAGTAATTTTTTACTCATTTCGTCTTTTAATCCTGATTCTTTACTGTAGGTATAACCTTCTGACATAGTCCTTTATTTTTGTCTATAATATACAAAAAAAATATCACTTAATAAAGTGATATCTCTGTTTATCATCTAATAATGTTATATTATTCTCTCCAACCACAATGCCCTGATGATGTACCACCATTAACTGCGGGTTGCAACCCTGTTGGATTAAAAACACCCGTGTCAGTGTAATAATATAATTTCCAAGTGTCATTATTCTGTACTCCGTTATAGTTACCCAACATATATTGGTGATCTTGTCCCATGGTGAAGTTTTCTTCACCTGTGTTTCCTTGAATCTTAGCAATATTACCCACATTAGTGTCGGTTGTTAGATCCCATCTTCTTAGGTTATATCCACCATTATATGACCCTTCATTACCGGCATATCCTTTTGATACTTTGGATGAGATACCTTTTTGTTGTCCGTGTGCCGCCCACGCATTTGAGGATGATGATATCGTTTCAGTAGTAAAATTCATTTTTCTATTACCACCATCAGAATGTATATAACCATTATTCTCGTCTGAGAATGCACTTACACCCCCACCACTACTAATTGATGTTACACCATAATTTAAAATCCTTGTTTCGCTACTTAAGTTAAACTTATCCACCTCAGTTCTATTACCACCAAAGATCCATGCAAAATCATGTTCTTTATGAACAGTACCACAATCCGATCTTGTATATTGTATATCATGTTGTGATTGGTGT